CATAATATTATTCTTCTAACTTAGTTTCTAACTCTGCTATTAATATTTCTAGTTCTTCTTTTTTTGCTCTAAGTTTTGCCAAATCTTCACCATCAATTTTGCCGTTTTTATTCATATCAATTTTTTTCTGCTTATCAGAAAGTTCTTCTTTCTTTTTCATCATCTTATCAAAGTCCGAAGCTTCATCTTTTTTCTTCATCATATCTTTTTTAGGCATCATTTCTTCCATGCCTTTTTTCTTCATCATGTCTTTTTTAGGCATCATTTCTTCCATGCCTTTTTTATGATCTTTCTTGGCGTTCATAGGCATCATTTCTTCCATGCCTTTTTTAGTTTTATTGACCATGTCCTTTTTAGGATCCATTTCTTCGTCTTTTTTATCTTCTTTATCTTTGATCGCCTTTTGTAAAGCAGGTGGCAGTTTCTTTTGACCAGCAGTTAATTCTGATCTTAAAACCTTAGCAGCTTCTTCTAGTAAACTTCTAGTCATTTATTCTCTCCTTACGCTGTGAATGTAGCGTCTTTTTTTAATTCTAAAATTATAAAACCAGTAGCAGAAGCACCGATTGCTTCTAAATCACCACTTGTTGCACCAGCATTTGTCGCATCATTAGATATTGCAGGTCCGTCATACTTACCAGTACCTGTTAATCTAATTGCGTTTGTGTCTGTGGAAGATCCTTTAAATTGTATTTCTACTGATCCAGATAATGCCCACCAACATCTCACTAGACTTAGTTTAGCACCGTTTGCGTGTCCTGATAAAGCACTTGCATCTAGTGCCGCTGAAGTCGCACTATCTGACGAGTGATCTAATCGAACTATAACAGTACCACCAGCACTACCAGCGCCTGTAGGTATAGGGTCATCTCTTAATGTTCTTGTTGCGAATGCCATAATTCTCTCCTAATTACTATTTATACTATCGCAAAGTTTCTTTATCCAAATAAGCCATAATTTTAGACTTACTTACACCATATTGCTTTGCGACTCTATCAATATTAGTGTCAATTTTCTCAATCGAATCACTCGATTTAAACAAATCATCTATCGCTTTTTTCATTCTAGGCGACAGTTTATTGTATTCGGTAGATACTGTATGTTGTACTTCCGTTATCTCTTTTCTATACTGACTAAACTTCTTCAACATTCTCTTGATCTGCCAGTTTCTGAACCATAGGATCTTCTCCTGGTTCTGCGATTTCAGGTTTTTCATCACTCGGCACATCACTAGTTACCTCTATTTCTTGAGGCGTTTCGTCAGCAGGTGTTTCTTCAGGTTGATTCAACCAACTTTTTGCGACATCTGTTCTTTTCGTATCAAGGGCCGCTGAAATTTTACCTGCAAGGGCATCTTTGAATGCTTTTTCAGCACCAATATTATCTCCTTGAGATAGAGAATCTACCATATCTTTAACATAATTTATATCTTTAGTTTCTACTTCACTCATCATTTTCTCCTTCTATATTTTCAAGTGGGTCTTGTATAAGACCATCTTTAACTTCGTTAGCAATCTGACGATCAATTTCTTCAATTTCTTCATCAGTTTGTCTTAATACATTCTTTCTTAAAAATTCTACTGAGAAATATTTACCTACATAAGGAGTTACCTCATTAGCAAGCATTAATCTTTCTTTCAATAATTCTGCATTTTTTAATTCTGCAAAGTGTCCATCTTTTAAGAAATCATATTGTATATGGGATTTAATTGCATCCCAATCTTCTATTGTAATTATACCTTTTAAGACCAATTGAGTTTTTAATAGGTCATGGAATAATCCAGTAAATCTTTTTCTTAATCTTTGTACAAATTTAGAAAACTTTACTTCGTCTCTAGTTATTTCAGCACTACGACCAAGATTAAATCCATTATCTTGTTCCATTCTACTAATTGGAACATGGAGTGCTTTATAAACTCTTTTCTGGAAGTATTGAACATCTTGTATTTCACCAAGATTTTGTCCACCAGGTAGAGTTGTTATTTCTGTGCCTCGACCACCTTCTCTCCTAGGTAGCCAGAAATCTTCGAGCATTGACATATGTTTTCTGTCATCTCTCATTTCTCCTGTTGAGGCGTCATAAACAAGTTTATTTCTATACCTGTTCATAACATCTTTTAGATATTGTTCTGCCTTTACTTTAGGAAGATTACCAACATCTATATAAAATATTCTTCTTTCAGGTGCTCTTACTATTCTGTAAATAACAACAGCATCCTCAATCATTCGTAATTGGTTAACTGGTTTAATTGCCTTATGTAAATAACTTAATACTACATTTTTATTTTGATCAATTACACCAGAAGTGCAATAAGAGATAGCATCAGTAGTAATTTTAATACCCATATTAGAGTTAGGAGTTGTCATGCCTTTTTCATTATAGACATACCACTCATTAACTGCCTGTGTCATCTCAACACCATTTTTGTTAGATCGTTGTTTTTTAATCTCTCTAACTTTACGAATTTTACGAGGGTCAATATATCTTAACTCAGTAAGTCCTAATCTTGGTTTTTCAGGATCAATTACCTTATGATAATAAACTCTACCGTCTATGTACCATCTTTTAAAGATATCGTGACCTTTTTCTTCAAACTGTAATAGTTTTAGAATTTCATCAAACTCATCTCTAATTTTAGTTTTAATTTTTTGTGATAAATTTAAATTGTCTAGTGATAAAGAGACAGCTTGATCTCTTTCATCTGCCACTATTGCTTCATTTACAATGTCATCAATAGCAGTATCCACTTCAGGATAAATTGCAATTTCTCTATATCGTCTGATTAGTTCTTCTTCGTTCTTTGCACCACCCTCCATGTCGAGGTATGATCCAAAGTAACCACCAGCCGATACTGTAGTAGTGCCATCATCGGCCGTAGGGACGGTGAAACTCTGAGGAGTTCCACCATCCTTAGCCTTTTGATTAGCTCGTGTTATTTGAAAGCCAAATAATTCAGCCATTAGATTTCCTTTTCATAATAATTTCTACTAATTATTTATGTGTTAAATTAAGTAGTAGTATCAGTTTCAAAGTATTGGTATCTGAATGTGCAAGTGAAAGTCTCAACAGAGTTGTTGGTATCATATGCAAGATCAATTGGTGATAGTGATGTTGGGAAAAGACCTCTAAAAGTATAAGTCTTTAATATTCCGCCATTTCTATCTAATTGATCAACAAAAGCATCAACTTGATAATCAGCAGGGTTTGTTAACCCTTCGTTATCAGTCATGTTGTTCATTCCATTCAACCATCTTTCTAGTCCGTTTCTCACTAAGAAATCGGTGTCATTTAGAACAGTAACCGTCCAAGGTTCAAACTCTCTATCTCCTACGATATAAAGTGTTCTACCTCTAAATGGTATAGGTGTCTCACCTACTGTACTACCAGGTAACTGAGCAGCCTGACATAAGAATGCCATTTGTTGCGTCTCACCACCTACGGCAGAATAACCAGGGAAAGGCATTGTCACCTTGAACTGATTGGCTCTAGCGCCCCCACCAGCGAGACGAGCTTTAAAGTCATTAATATTAGGCATTGTTTATTCTCCTCTCTCTAGTTTAAGCACCCGCAACTTCAGAAAAGGCCACGCCTGATCTTGTTGCGATAAAGTTTAAAGTTATGAAGTTAATTGATCTGTTAGGTTTAACAAAAATGTCTGCCCTAAACTCATTACGATCAATAACATCGCCAGTATTGTTAGTGTCATCACAAACAACTTGGAAGTCTGTGATTCCTCTACGACCTTGTACATCTCTTAGGAATGGTTCTACAAGATTTCTAAATTGTGCTCTTGTAAACTCATCATTGAATTCAAAGAGTTGGAATTTAGCAGCTGTAGAAATTGCCTTTTCTAGAGTGATGAACAATCTTCTAACATTGATACGATCAAATGCACTTGGTTTTGCCAATGCAGTTTTATCACCGAACATTAAAGTACCCTGACCTGGTAAAGTTACCACAGGATTTATTCTTGCACGATATAGTGTATCTCTTTGTGATTTGTTAGGATTGTATGCAAGTTTAACAGCACCACGAATTTGACCTCTATTGAGACCTGCAGGTGAGAACCATGAGTCTGCAACATTGTCTGTTCTAGCACATAAACCAGCAATATCTCCGTTCAATGGAACGAATCTAAATACATCATTGTATTTGTCGTACATATATTTGTAACCACTATCAATGACAGCATATGAAGATGATGATAATGCATCAGCAAATGCTTTTACATTTTCAGTCTGAGCGATAGGATCAGCAACATTTACAACATCCGCAGAAGCAGGTGAAATAAAAGCAACTACATCTTTTCTAAACTCAGCAACATCAATCGCAGCTGTAGCATATGTAGTACCAGTAGCATCAGCACCAGTTTGAGATGGTCCACACATTAATAAATTAATATCTACTGTTTCGCCATCTTTAAACTTATCTAATGCAAGTGCCAACTCACCGTTTGTTGGTGCGTTGTCATCTGTACCACTAGCAAGTGAATTATCGAATAGAGCAGTTGCACTTGAACCGACATTATCAAATGTCTGACCTGCCTTAGCAGAACCAGCATTTGCCAGTGTAGTTTCGTGATCCATCCAATATATAAAACTTGACTGATTATAAATTACATCAGCATAGTAGTTAGTAGCACCTGATTCATCTTTTGCATCTGAAGCCTGTGAAACACCTTCAAATACTTCTAGAATAGTTCCAGCAGTACCTGAAATGCCGCCATCTTCGTCAATAACGATAATGTGCATTTCGTCATTTGCACCGTTATTATTAGCAACATCAGTTGTTGTTCCTGGAGCAGCGTCAAACTGATCAAAGAATTTCCAATATCTTTTGATCTTAGCGTTATCTACTACTGCATGCTTTAGGCCTTGAGAACCTGTGCTGTTATGTCTTTTGACCGTTAGGTCGTTTGTATTGATTGCCGTAATTTCGTAGAACTCTCCTGACGGAGCAGCATTAAAATTGCTACTTGCGTCACCAAACTCTATTAGATCACCAACTACAAACTCTGAACCACTATCAACAGCGACTGTAGTAGCGCCGACAGCGATACCTGATCCGTTATTTACTAGTGAAGTTGCAGTAGATGAAAACGCATTAGAATTTGTACACATAGAAACTTTTAAATTGTTTCCGTGAGTTCCAGCAGTACGAGCAGCCCATGGACCAACAGCAGCTTGACCACTTGCGAAGTTATCAAGATAGTGTTGGGTGTTTTTTATCTGTATAGCAGTGCCTGATACACAAGCATTTACATTACCTGTTGTAGCACGAACCACTTTTAAAGTATTACCGTACTGTAAAAAGTTAGCAGCTGTGAAAAAATACTCAAAAGTATTTCCATCGGGTTTACCGAATGTATCTACTAGTTCTTTTTCAGATGAAATAGTTGTAATTTCATCCATAGGACCTTTTTCAGATACAATAACTGTTGCACCAATAGAAGTGGCTACTGCAGGTATAATATTTGTTAGGTCTGTTTCCTGTACGAGAACACCTGGTGATAGTTGGAATGCCATAGTGTTTTCTCCTTAATTATTTAAATTACCCTTAATTTTTGTCAACCCTTTAAACTATTTATAATTAGTAGAAATTACAGACTATCTGACTATATCAACAGGATTCCAGACATCTCCATACTCATCAACTTCAGAATCATGTTCATTTAAACCATCATCCATAAATCCAAAAGGTGCCATATCTTGTTCTAAGGCATTTTGTTGTTCTGCAAATAAGGCATTAC